TCTTCTCGCTCATCTGCACCACTCTGATAATGCAAATCGCACTCGCGTTTATTCCCGATGCTTCGGATTATGCGCAAAATAACCTAGCGGTTATTTTCGGAATTCTGCCGAGGATAGCTGCTGCAAGCCTTTCTGCATATTGGTGTTCTCAGTTGCATGACGTTTGGGCATACGAATTCTGGAGAAAAAGATTCCCTGCAAAGAAGCACATTTGGTTGAGAAACAACGCAAGTACGATGATCTCGCAGTTCATAGACACCACTGTGTTTACCGCAATTGCTTTCGCTGGCGTTTTCACTGCCGACGTATGGTGGCAGATATTCTGGTCGACTTACATCTTGAAATGGATTGTAGCGGCATGTGACACGCCTTTCGTTTATCTGGCTAGGCATTTGAAGGACAGGGGGAATGTGCCTGTCTGATTTGGTCTGAAGGAAGTGATTACATGAAAACAAAACTTACTCACGTGATGATTGAAAGAGCATCACAGTTAATCGTTGCTGGAAATACCCGAGAGCATACCGCTCAGGCTCTGGGGATTCATAGAGATACCTTCTCTCACTGGCTTACCCGTGGGAAAAAAGATAGCAAGGGTCCTTACAAAGAGCTATATGACGCGATCGACAAAGCGGAAGCGGAAGCTGTCGCAAGAAACGTCGCGCTCATTCAATCAGCCGCAAAGAAAAGCTGGCAGGCTGCCGCGTGGTGGCTTGAAAGAAGATACCCTCAGCACTTCGGAAAGAAAGAGAGAACAGAAGTGGAGATGAATGCCAATGTCAAATACGTCGCCACCTTTGCGAAAAAGAAAGAAGAGGGAGACGACTCCTGATGTTATCAAAGAGCTTATCCTTTACGACCCTCACGATGCTCAACTGAAAATTCATAATTCACAAGCTCGATTCAGGATTGTGTCTTGCGGCAGAAGGTTTGGCAAAACTCTCATGGCAGCAAACGAAATAGTTAAGTTCGCGTGGGAGAACCCAACCGTGACAACGTGGTGGGTAGCGCCTGTCTATCCTCAAGCGACCATAGGATTCAAGGCGATCAGAAGAGTATTCAAAGACGCGATCAGAGAGCTGAACGCCACGAAACTCACAATAACGCTGAAAAACGGAGCGGTTATCGAATTCAAGTCCGCTGAGCGACCCGATAACTTGCGAGGAGAAGGATTGGGATTCCTGGTCATAGATGAGGCTTCACTGGTGCAGAGGGAAGCGTGGATAGAAGCTCTTCGACCTGCCCTTTCAGACAACAAAGGAAGGCTAATCGCAATAGGAACTCCGAAAGGAAAGAATTGGTTCTTTGAACTGTGGACTCGAGGACAAGACCCTAGCCAGACGGACTATGAGTCGTGGAAAATGTCAACTGCTGAAAACCCCTACATCGACCCCGAAGAGATAGACGAGCTAAGACGCACCCTTCCTGAACGAGTTTACAAGCAAGAGGTAGAAGCCGAATTCCTAGAAGGTGGTGGAGGAGTATTCAGAAACGTTCACGAATGTGTGCGCGATTATTCACTCCCCCTTTCCCCAGACAAAATAGTAGGCGCAGTGAAGATGGGCGTTGACGTTGCGAAGTATGAAGATTTCACAGTCATTGCGGCAGTAGATGAAGAACCTAAACTCGTTTACTTCGACAGGTTCAATCAAATCGATTGGGAACTCCAGAAAGGAAGGATTATTTCCGCTGCAAGAGAATTAGGCGCGCAGGTGTTCTTTGACAGCACAGGTGTCGGAGACCCTATCTATGAGGACTTGAGCAAAGAAATTTGGATAGAGAGCATCAAGTTCACTAATCAGACAAAGCAGAACATTATCAACAACCTTTCGCTAGGAATCGAACAAAGAAAACTGACCATTCCCAACATTCCAGTTCTTATCAACGAACTTCTCATATACCAGTACGACATAACAGCGACAGGCAAGGTGCGCATGAGCGCACCAGCAGGTCATCACGACGACTGTGTAATAGGTCTTGCGCTTGCTTACTGGGGGCTTTCGAACGATACCGAACCTCGAATACGAATGGTCTGAGGGGGCGATCAAGTGAATATCTTTCAAAAGGCTGCCAGAGCGTTCGGTTCTGTTTTCGGCAAGACATATATTGAGCCCGGCTGGCAGCCGCTGCTAGAGTTAGTTGAATCCGAAGAACACTTCAAACATCGACCGCTCATTGCTAACGAACAAGTCTCATGGGTCTACGCTTGCATTCGCAGAATAGCAATGTCTGTAATGTCTGCTAATTTGCGGCTTTATCAGACGAACACAGAAGGCGAATGGAAGGAAATAGATTCTCACCCAATCCTCGATTTGCTTCATGAACCGAATCCATTTCTTTCAAAGAACGAATTTTTCTTTCTTCTAGCGCAGTTTATAGAGCTTACAGGCGAATCAAACTGGTGGAAGATAAGAGACGAATTTGGCAGATTCGTAGGACTGTCACCGTTAAACCCTTTGAAGATGGAATTGAAGTTGGAGAATAACTGGCCATCTCATTGGATATACAGAACAACTGACGAAAAGGGAGTGCTAAGGCAGATACGTCTCGAGATGAGAGACGTAATGCAGGTGAAACTGCCAAACCCCAGACGACCGTTCAGGGGACTTTCTCCGATTTCGGCCGCCGCCCCGTCGATTGATTCTTATTTCTATTCGGCAACATGGAGCAGAAGATTTTTCAAGAACTCTGCTGTTCCTTCCGCTGCAATCGTATCCGAGAAACCCTTAAGCCAGACGCAGTATGAAAGGTTGAGAGCAGAGATCGACACGAAGTACAGGGGAATGTCCAACGCTCATAAAGTGCTGCTTCTCGAAAACAACGTCAAATTCCAGCCCATAACAATGAGCATGAAAGACATGCAACTACTCGAACTGAAGAAATTCAATCGAGAGGAAATTGCCGCAATCTTCGGTGTACCTCTCGCAAAGCTCGGGATAGTTGAAGACGTAAACAGGGCGAGCGCCGAACAGCTTGACATAACCTATTCGAAAGAAACGATAACCCCTCTCCTAAGAATGATTGAAGAAACTCTAACGAGAAGCCTGTTAAAAAGCGAAGGCACTTCAAACCTCGTTTTCTCATTTGACAGCGTTGTGCCGAAAAACACGATGGTCGAGACCGCAAAACACACTGCATATCTGGACAGGAGTGTTCTCACGATCAATGAAGTGAGAAAGGAGTTAGGACTTCCCCCAGTTGAATGGGGCGACAAACCGTTCAAGAAGAATGAAGAACCAGCAAAAACAGAACCTAAGAAGGTGATGACTTGAAACTCGACTCGCTAAAGCAAAAAGCGGTTGAACTGTTTGGAGTGAATGAAGACTCCGTAATTGTCGAAGAAGGTATATTGAACGTCGTCGGATCTGGAATAAGCATAGAGTTCGCAATTCCCGACGGGCTTGACCTTGACACCAAAGACGTTACCGACCTGCTCGTAGGCAAAGAGATCCCTATAAGGAAGGTTTACTCGGACTTTGAATCGGAGATTGACGTTAAGGAAGAGAACGGTTCAAGGACTATCAGCATGGTTGGAAGCACTCAAGCCGAAGATCGGCTAGGAGACGTTATACATCAAGACGGTTGGGAACTCAAGAACTACAAGAAAAACCCAGTCGTCCTTTGGGGGCATCAACATCGAACCCCCGCAATAGCTCGGTCGAGGGAGACTAAGGTCGAGAACAAGAAACTGATGTTCCTCCTTGATTTCCCACCTGAAGGCGTGTACGACCTTTCTGACTTAGTTTTCAATCTGTACAAGCACAAGATACTCAGAGCATCAAGCGTTGGGTTCTTGCCAATTGACTACAAGTTCAGGAAAGATGACACAGGCATTGAATTTCTCAAGCAAGAGCTTCTGGAACTTTCTTGCGTAAACGTTCCTGCCAATCCAGCCGCACTCGCAGCTGCATATGACAGCAAAGGCGTGGAATTAGACCCTCTCACATACCAGAAGATTCTTGAACCTTTCTCGAAATCCTTTGAAACGTCACTCACAGAAGCCAAAAACGCAGTTGCCGAACTAAAACAGCTACTTAACGAAGCTAAGGAGCGACTTCACTCTTTCGAAGTGGAGAAAAAACTGCAACAGATTTCACAGATCATCAAGGAGGGTACACCATGGAAAACGTAGCAATACTTGAGTCAATTGAGAACATCGGTAACGAACTGAAAGAATTCAAGGGAGCGTACGACAAAAAGCTCGAGGAGCTTTCTAAACCAAAGGACTTTGTAGTACCGCCCGACGCGATCAAAGCAGCAGTCGATTCTTACCTAAGGGAAAGGGCAATGGGGCAACCTGTTCCTTCCGTCGTTGACAAATCGACCGAGAAAGACGTGCGAATGCTCTGCAAGGCTCTGCTTGATGGAGACAGAATGGCAGCAAAAGCACTTTCGGAAGGCACGGACAGCGCAGGAGGTTATCTTGTTCCTGACGAATTTGTGGCGAGAGTCGATGAAATGGCAATTGAGTACGGTCTCGTTAGACAGTTTGCAAACGTGTTCAACGTCTCGAGCAAAACAATCAACATTCCAAAACTCACTGATGAGCCGACGGTTGTCTGGGTTAGCGAGGGTGGAACAATCTCAACAGGGCAACCAACATTCGGTCAGACTCAGATAACAATTAAAGACGCTGGAATAATCGTTCCTATCACGAATGAT